TGAGTTCGCATTCGTTCCAAACCATGTTGCAGACTCGTTCTTTGCCTCTGTTTATCCTACTATTACTTCTGGTAAAAACACCAAGGTAATTATTGTATCAACGCCACATGGTATGAATCACTTCTACCGTATGTGGCATGATGCAGAGAAAGGTAAGAGTGAATATATTCCTACAGATGTCCACTGGTCAGAAGTCCCAGGTAGAGACACCAAGTGGAAAGAAACAACAATTGCAAATACATCAGAAGCGCAGTTCAAGGTTGAGTTTGAATGTGAATTTTTAGGATCAGTTAATACTTTGATTGCACCAAGCAAATTAAGAACTTTAATCTATGATAATCCTATTACTAGAAATGCTGGTTTAGATGTATATAAACATGCAATCGATAAGCATGATTATATTATGACTGTTGACGTTGCTCGTGGAGTTAGTGAAGACTATTCCGCATTTGTTGTGGTTGATATTACTGAGTTCCCACACAATATTGTGGCAAAATATAGGAACAATGAGATCAAACCAATGTTGTTCCCAAATATCATATATGAAGTTGCAAAGAACTACAACTCAGCATATATTCTCTGCGAAGTCAATGATATTGGAGATCAAGTAGCATCTATTCTTCAATATGACCTGGAGTATCAGAACTTACTAATGTGTTCTATGCGAGGTAGAGCAGGTCAAGTTGTTGGGCAGGGTTTCTCTGGCAAAAAGACACAACTTGGTGTCAAGATGTCCAAGACGGTTAAGAAAGTTGGATCACTCAACCTCAAAACAATGATTGAGGAGAGTAAACTTATATTCAATGACTATGAAATTATTTCAGAACTAACTACGTTCATTCAAAAACATAACTCATTTGAAGCAGAAGAAGGGTGTAATGATGACCTTGCAATGTGTTTGGTAATCTATGCATGGATTGTTGCACAGGATTACTTCAAAGAATTAACTGATCAGGATGTTCGTAAAAGATTATATGAAGAACAGAAGAATCAAATTGAACAGGATATGGCACCATTTGGATTCTTGGACGATGGTCTAGGTGAAGATAATTTTGTTGATGCTCAAGGAGATCGTTGGTCAAATGCATCAATTTCAGAATATGGTGATATGTCTTATATGTGGGATTATAGGTAATGGACTTAGATAGACAGATAAAACTTGGACACTTACTTCTTAATGATAGGAAATGTATAACCTGTGGTGAGATTAAAAATCTGATAGACGGATTTTATAGAATAAGAAAAGGAGGGTCACTACCTTCTTCATATTCTTATGAGTGTAAGCAATGCACTATTAAGAGAGTTTCATTAACAAGAAAGAAAAAGAACGATAACTTATGGGTGTATCCTGACTGGTAAACTGTTCATGCATTGTTTCCCGCCTGAAAAGTGTATTTTTAATAAATATTTTTTAGATAAACTGAGAAATTAAAGGAGAGAAACATGGCGACTCCACAATTATCTCCGGGCGTACTCGTCAGAGAGGTTGATTTAACTGTCGGAAGAGCTGATAATGTATTAGATAATATTGGAGCAATTGCGGGTCCCTTTGCACTTGGTCCAGTTGAAGAACCTATTGACATTTCCACAGAACAAGATCTTATTAACGTCTTCGGAAAACCACTTTCTACAGATGCTCAATATGAGTATTGGATGAGTGCAGCATCATATCTTTCTTATGGTGGTATTCTTAAGGTTGTAAGAACAGACGGAACTACCCTTAACAACGCAAATAGTGGCGTTGGTATGGCATCAACTACCATCAAAATTAAAAACTTTGATGACTATGAAGCAAACCACGCAGATACCGAACCCAATTACGTTTTTGCTGCAAAGAACCCAGGTTCTTGGGCAAACGAACTGAAAGTTTGTACTATCGACGATGCTGCAGACCAACGCATTGGTATTACTACAACAAACCCTAGTGCTGCTGGTGTAACAATTGGTTTTGGTGTTACAACTGCATTGACTAACGCAGTTATTCCTGGTGTTGGTGGAACTTCTGGATTTAACGGATACATTAAGGGGATCATTACCGGTGTTGGAACGGCATCGACCACTGGAACTAGTACCTTCGATGTTAAGATTCTCTCTAGAGTTTCTACCGCATCTACCGACTTGGATGTTGAGTATCCAATCACTTATGCTGAAGGAAATTCTAACTCAGAATTCCAAGCATCTGATACTATCGGATTTAAGAACAACGCTGGTATTAGCACTGGTAACGGTTCAGTAACTAGCGTTGCTTCTAAGAAAGATTGGTATGGAGAGCAAACACTTGCACTTACCAATAGCGTAATCTACTGGAAGTCTATTGCACCAAAACCAGTAACAACTGGATATGCAAGTGGTAGGAACGGTAAGAACGATGGTCTGCACGTTGCAGTTGTTGATGATACTGGTTCAGTAACTGGTATTCAAGGTAATCTGCTTGAGAAGCATATTAATCTTTCTAAGGCACTTGATTCTGTATCAGATACTGATGCACCAACCAAGAACTGGTGGAAGAACTATCTTGCAATCTATTCCGATAACGTTTATGCTGGAGATAATCCTTCTGCAGGAGACGATACTTACAATAACACGACTCCGTTAGCAACTGGTTTCTCTAGCGGATATACTCCTATTACAGAGGCAGCAGGTCTTTGGAACCAAAAGGCACAAGGAGTTACATTTAGTGCAATCGGAAATGTCACTTATACCTTTAAAAATGGAGTTGATTATTCTTCACTGAATGGAATGATCGCAACTCTTGCAAATATTAAGACTGCATATGAGTTGTTTGATAATAAAGATGAGGTAGCAGTAGATTACCTGATCATGGGACCTGGTTGTAGCACTAAATTTGAATCTCAGGCAAAAGCAAACTCCCTGATTTCTATTGCAAATGGAAGAAAAGATTGCATGGCAGTCATTTCTCCACATAGAGCAGACGTTGTAAACATTACAAATACAACAACTCAGACGAACAATGTCATTGAGTTCTACTCTCCACTTTCCTCTTCATCTTACGCGGTATTTGATACTGGTTATAAGTATACTTACGATCGTTTCAATGATAGATTCCGCTACATCCCAACCAATGGTGATGTTGCTGGTCTGATGGTTCGCACATCAATCAATGCTTTCCCATGGTTCTCGCCTGCAGGTCAGCAAAGAGGTGTTATTAACAATGCAATTAAACTTGCATACAACCCAAGCAAATCGCAGAGAGATTTACTCTATCCGCTAAGAATTAACTCTATTGTCAATCAACCTGGCACTGGCGTTCTTCTCTTTGGCGACAAGACTGGTCTTGCATTCGCTTCCGCGTTTGATCGTATTAATGTTCGTCGCTTGTTCCTCACTGTCGAGCAAGCACTTGAAAGATCGGCAGAAGCACAACTGTTTGAATTGAACGACCAAATCACTAGAGCAAACTTCGTCAACATTGTTGAACCATATCTCCGTGATATTCAAGCAAAACGTGGAATCTACGGATTCCTTGTTATCTGCGACGAAACGAATAACACTCCTGATGTCATTGATAATAATGAGTTCAGAGCAGACATCTTCCTGAAGCCTGCTAAGTCTATCAACTACGTCACCCTTACCTTCGTTGCAACTAGAACTGGAGTTGACTTCCAAGAAGTCGCTGGCAGAGTTTGATACTAATTATAAATTACTAAAGGAGGAAACTAACAATGGCACAAATTCCAACTCGCGGAATCTCATCTTTTAAGTCAAAACTTATCGGGGGTGGCGCACGTCCTAATCTATTTGAGGTGGACGTTACCTTCCCGGCCGCTGTTAACCTTGGTGTCCAAGGTGATGGTGGTAGTGGTTCATTTGACTCTGAAAACTTCAGATTTCTCTGCAAAACTGCAGCACTTCCTGGTTCAAATGTCACTCCTATCGAAGTTCCCTTCAGAGGTCGCACTCTGAAGATTGCTGGAGATAGAACCATCGAACCATGGTCAGTCACCATCATCAACGATGAAGACTTCTCACATAGAAGATCATTTGAGGCATGGATTCAAAACATGGCTCAATATGGAGACCACTCTGGTCTTACCGATCCTAACTCTTACATGGGTAATGCAGTTGTTTATCAACTCGGTAGAAGTGAGTCAAATCAACAGGGAACTAACACAACTGGAGATAACTCCAGAATTTTAGCACAATATCGTTTTATCGATATCTTCCCAACTTCTATCTCTGAAATCGGACTTTCTTACGACAGTGAGAATGCAATCGAAGAGTTTACCGTTGACTTCCAAGTTCAGTACTACTTCCCCGAAGCACCTGGCACTGGAGCTTGATAAATAGTTAGAGGAAAAGTTCAAACCTTAAATAATGACAAAACTCTTTGGTTTCTCTATTGAGGATAAAAATCGATTATCACCCGCTGCGGTCTCTCCCGTTCCTCCTAATAACGAGGACGGGTCTGACCATTATTTGAGCAGTGGGTTTTTTGGTTCCTACGTAGATATTGAAGGTGTATATAAAACCGAGTATGATCTCATCAAACGCTATCGTGAAATGTCACTTCATCCGGAAGCGGATAGTGCTATTGAAGATATTGTAAATGAAGCGGTTGTATCAGATACAAATGATACTCCTGTTGAGATTGAACTTTCTAACTTGAATGCAAGTGATGGTATTAAAAAAAAGATTAGACAAGAGTTTAAATATATTCTTGACCTTTTAGATTTTGATAAGAAAGCACACGAAATCTATAGAAACTGGTATATCGACGGTCGTTTATATTACCATAAAATTATTGACTTGAAAAATCCTGAAAAGGGTATTCAAGAACTTCGTTACATTGACTCACTTAAGATTCGTTATGTTCGTCAAATGAAAAAGCAGGAAAAAGATACTCGTTTGGCGGTTTATCAATCAAATAATCCCATGGAATATGAATTCCCTGAGATTGAAGAGTATTTTGTGTATAATCCCAAGTCAGTTTATTCTGCAAATAGTCCCAGTTCTATGTCTGGAGGAAGCAAGGATATCAAAATTGCAAGAGATGCAATTTCATATTGCACTTCTGGTCTTGTAGATAGAAATAAGGGATCAACTCTTTCATATCTACACAAAGCAATTAAGGCACTCAATCAACTTCGTATGATTGAGGACTCTTTGGTAATCTATCGTTTGAGTAGAGCACCAGAACGTAGAATTTTCTACATCGATGTTGGCAATCTACCTAAGCAGAAAGCAGAACAGTATCTACGTGATGTTATGAGTAGATACCGCAACAAACTCGTGTATGATTCTAGCACTGGAGAAGTTCGTGATGATAAAAAGCATATGAGTATGCTTGAGGATTTCTGGTTGCCTCGTCGTGAAGGAGGTCGTGGTACTGAAATTACAACTTTACCAGGTGGACAGAACCTTGGAGAAATTACTGATATTAAGTATTTCCAAGAAAAACTTTATCGTTCCTTGAACGTTCCTTCTTCACGTATTGGTGGAGAAGGTGGATTTAACCTTGGTCGTTCTTCTGAAATTCTTAGAGACGAAGTTAAGTTCAGTAAGTTTGTTGGACGTTTGAGAAAGAGATTCTCTGCAATGTTCAATGATATGCTGAAAACTCAACTCATTCTTAAGAATATTATCACTCCCCAAGACTGGGAGATTATGAGTGAGCATATTCAGTATGATTTCATGTATGATAACCATTTTGCAGAACTGAAGGAAGCAGAACTTCTCAACGAAAGACTGAGTATGGTTCAGCAAGCAGAACCTTATGTGGGTAAATATTTCTCTCAGGACTATTTGCGTCGTAAGGTTCTCCGCCAGACTGATCAAGAGATCATCGAACAAAATATACTGATTGAAAAGGAAATAAAATCAGGCATAATTCCCGATCCAGCAGAAATGCAAATTGATCCAGCAACTGGGCAATTAGCAACACCTGGTGGTGGAGACTTGGGTGCTCCTATTTTAGAACCTGAAATTGATGATACTTCAGTTGAACCACCAGAAGGTGGAGAAATCTGATAAATAAAAACAAATTGCAAATTTAAACATATGGATGAATTAATGAATATGATTGTCTCTGATGAGAGTCCATCTCAAGTGACTGACAAGATTAAAGATATTCTTTTTGCAAAATCTGGAGAGAGAATTGAAATGATTAAACCTATCATTGCTGGTGACATGTTTAATGATGAACAAGAATATTCTTCAGAAGAAGAATAATAATAAATAAGTAATAAATGTATTATAAGAATAATGACTCATAGACCAGTCGGGTCTGGCGTCTCGTTTTCTACGTCAACAAGTTCAGCAAAATCTGCTGCTTTTATTGGAAAATCACAGGCTCTCAGACTTTTTGCTACAGATAGTAATGCCTTTGTTGCAATTGGAACTGAACCGACTGCAACTGTGAACGATTATGTCGTACCAGCAGGAACCACTGCAACTATTGCTATCAATAACGGATCTGCAAGAGTTGTTGGTGTTACCACTGGAACAACTACTTTTATTCACTTCCCTGAAGGTCAGGCATCACCATTTGGTGTTGGAGAATATGTTTCTTTAGTGACTTCTGATAACGGAGGACAAGATTATTATAACTTTACTCATCAACCAGTGACGGCAGTTGCTACTGGTGCAAGCTTTGATGGATTGTTCTCAACCAGAATTACAGTTGGAACAGATACATCAGGTATTGCAACTGCATTTAACGATCCTGATGCATCATTGAGAAATTCAATCAAAGTTGCAGCAATCACTGATCAAGGAACTGGAGCACTCTACACACAACAAGTACAAATTAGCGGAGCAGCCTGATGAAACTAATTAGAGAAGAAGTAGAATCAGTAGAATTTATTGTCGAATCTAAGAACGGCAAAAAGTCTATGTATATTGAGGGAGTATTCCTTCAAGGAAACATCAAGAACCGTAATGGTCGTATGTATCCTATGGACACTCTTCGTAAAGAAGTTTCGCGCTATAACGAAAATCATGTTCAATCAGGTAGAGCACTTGGAGAACTTGGTCACCCCGATGGACCAA